GCTCAAAGAAATCCAAGAACTCCTCACTGAAGTATTGGAAATCCTCCGCAAAAATAATAATTCCTGATTTTGTCTGGTAATCAACGTGGCACACAATGATGACATTGACAAAATTCGCTATGAATCAACCATTGAGCGGATTCTGCGGTTTAAGGAAGTCGAATGCGATGGTGCAATCAGGTATGTCAGGGAGACACCGATGGAGCAGATTTGGCCCAGTGGCGATCCCGTTCCCCGAGATAGGGAAACGCTTGTTGAGTTCATCACCAAAGAAGAATATGAAGGTAATTTAAATGCAGTATCCTGAATATCTTAATACGGTATTAAGTCGTTTTTCCCAAGAGGCACCGAAGAATATTTGGTGCGATCAGGGTTGGTGGAGGTTAATCGCAAATTGCGACAAAGAAATTGCAGCAATTGATCCAGAATATACAATTTTTCAAATCAAAGAAAAATTTGGTGGATTGCGCTACTACTACTCCCCCTCTAGTCCGATTCACACATCGAAAATTGATGATGTAATCAGCAAATATGAGAGAATCTGTTCAATGACCTGCGAGATAACAGGACGGCATGGCTACCTGATGAGGAAGGGCCAACGAGGACTTGGCTTACTCAAAACGCTTAACGAGGATTTTTTAAATGAGGGCTGGGAGCAAGTTGGAGAAAATCATTCAACAGCCATTGACACGGATTTTTCGGCTGAGTAGTATTGCCGCATGACACGACAGCGGATGTTCCTTGACATATCTTGCGTTGAGGCTGCGCGACAGCGCATACGACACGTTTACGACACATTCGATACGGTCTGCGTGCAGTTTTCGGGCGGGAAAGACTCCAGTGCTGTTCTCTACCTTGCCAAAGAAATTCATGAAGAGCGTGGATTGGGTCCTGTCAAAGTAATTTTTCGTGATGAGGAAATGGTCAGCCCCTTCGTTCTTGACTACATTAACAAAATCAAGAATTATGACTGGGTTGACCTTGAGTGGTATTGCTTGCCCTATGGGACAGAAGTTTGGTCATTGGGTCGCAGGCAGTCAATTATGTTGTGGGGAGAAAATAGAATGAAAGATGGTCGCATATGCCGACCATTTCCCGAAGGTGCCATAACTGGCTATCACTTCGGTCTAGATCATTCAACACCACTCAAAAATCATATTGATTACTACACGATGCAGGGTAAACGCGGGAATGTTGCGTTTTTGACTGGCGTCCGGGCATCCGAATCCATGATTCGCTACAGGTCGTGCGTTCAAAAACTGCATGAAAATTATATTGTTACGCCATTTAACAGCAAAAAAGGCATTCCTTTAAAAATGGCAAAAATTATTTATGATTGGCAAACAAACGACGTTTTTAAATTTCTTCACGAGGAACACAATGCAGATTACTGTGAATACTATGACGTTGCGGCTTTGACAAACTCAAATACTCGTGTTGGAATTCCGCTTCATTCTATAGCAATTCGCCGCATTGGAGACCTTGTTGCTACGGAGCCAGAATTCTATGACCGACTTTGGGAGTGTTTTCCCGAAATTGATGCACAGAGGCGTTGGTGGGCAGAGTATGACATTGAAAAGGTAATCGCGGAATTCGCCAGCGAGGGCTGGGATGGCGTAAAACGCGCAATCGATACATTTATGATTGGACAAACAAAACGACGCAGAGCACTTGCATTTTCTTCTGAATTCAGGAAAAAGCACGCGAAGGACCCATATTCATACCCAATTGAATGGTTGATAAGGAACATTTTCTTAAATGAACTTACAGGTCGTTCTGTAACTCCGGTTGGTCCAGGAACAAGAGCCCATGCAATGCGAGTCGCAGCACTACAAAAGGAAGAGGATGTTGTTTTCTATGAAGATTGAGTTTGTGTCTATCAATGATTTGGTAGTCCCCGAATGGAATACCGTATATATCCTGCGACCAGATTTGCTGGTTTTGGCAGATTCCATTACCTCATTTGGCCTACAATCACCATTGGTTGTTCGTAGGGCGGATAATTCAATTATTGATGGCTCCCAGAGATATAAACTTATTGCTGGCAATAAATCAATCAGCGCACTTTTTGCTGATGGAATACCAGTTACATATATCGATTGTGACGAGTTGGATGCCATGGTTTTGCATGTCCAAATGAATCGCGGACGTGGGGCAATGGTCGCAAAGAAGTTGTCAACAATTGTCCGACTTTTGCAGAAAAGTCGCAAATTTAGTGAACCTGATTTCGCCAAACGTTTCTGCATGAAGTTTGACGAACTTGAACTCATGCTTAATCCCACCATTATTAAGCAGCGCAAAATCACGGAGCATAACTACTCGCGCGCTTGGGTTCCGGTCGAAGCACCACCCGGAACGATTGACAAAATGCCATTTACGGTTGAATCGCCACCCAATGCAGACAGATAGTCGTGCTAAAATAAACGGTGCATAGATATCTAAAGGATGGTGATTATGCGTCGACTACCCAAAATCGGATTTATTTTTCTAGAGCCAGAGACTACCGCTGACGAGGATGCAGGCCGCACCCCAGGAAGAACCCGACGCAGTCTCCGCAACTTGTTCCAGCGTCGTCGTCGTCGGGCCGGTAGGGGCGTAAATCCCACTGCACGACTTAGGGACATTATCCGCAGCGGCGGACGTCGATAATTTATTCTACCTATATTTCAGGATGGTGATTTATGCTGGTTAGTGTCAATGATTTAACCACATACATGGACATCCGACTTTCTCTCCGTCAACAGGATGCCGCAGAGATTGTGCTATCTGGTCTACAGAGCGAACTTGAGGGGTTTCTTCGTAGGCCCATTGAGGTTCAAAATTTTGTTGAGGAATACACCCTTCCTTCGGATCATGTTGGTATGCCCACATCGTCGTTTTTCTACAATACGTCACTTGACTCCACGATGTCTCCCATCAACTACACGCAACCTCCGGCAACCATTGGTGTCAGAAATTCACCAATAGTCAAAGTCAATAGCGTATTTATGAAAAATTGGTCGAATTCGGGCCAGTACATGAGCCACGCACTAGAACGCTCAGCAACAGTAACTGCTGTATCGCAATCGGGCACGAATGTTACCTATACTGCTACGAATAACAAGTTTACACTTGGTCAGCGAGTTTCAATTACGGGCATGGTCCCCAACGCCTACAACGTCACGGCCAAAGAAATAACCGCAGTCTCAACCAATACATTTACCGTCGGGAGTATGCCCACCGGGATTGGTGCGATGACGACTGGAGGCACTGCTGTAGCAACTGGCAGTGATTATGTTGTACGACGATATGGTATTGACCTCTATCGTGGTTTTGCCAATGACATTGTTCTGATTGATTACGATGCAGGTCTTGACGGAAGTGAGATTGCAATTTTTAAATTGATGATCCTTCGTGCTGCGACACGTGAAATGCAGAACATGCATGATGATGTTGTTGGCGTCAAAGACCTAAATACGCGAAATGTCGCACCAGTGCAAACGGGCTTCCTTGACTCTGAATTAATGTCCGTCAAGCGCTATAAGCGAGTGAGGGCCGCATAATGGCAAGACCCGTCATGATAGAAATCATAGCGACGCTTGAAGATTATGACCGGATGGACAGAATCGACGACATTCAGCGGCGAGCAAAATCAGTGCGCCCAATCTTCAATGATATTCGCAAAGACCTTGAAGAAGCGTGGTCAAATAACTTCGAAAATCAGGGCGCACGCTACGGAGGATGGAAGCCACTAGATCGTGAATATGCGGCATGGAGGGGTTCTCCTGAACCAATACTTATCCGCAGTGGCAGACTTTTTCAGAGCATTAGAAGCCTTTATGGTGCACCAAACGACATTAAGGACAATGAGGCATTCTTTGGTACCAAAATTCGCTACGCAAAGTTCCATCAATATGGAACAACGAAAATGCCCAAACGTCCATTCATTTTTGAGCCAACTGGCGCTGCAAAAAAATGGGGAAATTGGGCTGTAAAGTACATTGCGAATGGTGAAACGTTCGGCGTGAAGGGATAACAATGAACGCGCCCTTAATGCATGGAGCACACTACGCAAAAGCGTTTGTCAATAATTATCTATCATACGATATGCCGCAGCGTTTGGTTCGATATCGTAATGGCTGGGGCCTTGATGACGAGTCGTTGCCTACTCCTGTCAAGTTCTTAACCTATGAGCCACTTGCCATGGATGAATGGCCAACAATAATTACCATCGCAATCTCAACGTCATATTTTGACAGATTGGGATTTATTGGAACCAATCCCGAATACCGCGTTGCTTACCAGATGCGTACATACGTCTGGGTACGAACAGAGGGCTCAGAGGAAACAACAATAATGCGCGACCGTCTTTCGGCTGTTTTGAGATCGTCGCTACTTGATTACCCATCGATGAAATTTGCAGATCCCCGGGAAACATTCAAAGCCGAAATTGAGCAAACATCTTTGAGCGAAGAGTATTCCGATCTAACGCTTCTTAAAGGCGACAGGGTCCTCGCTGGGGCTTACCTCGGCTACACAATTTATATGAACGAAATTGTGTCCAGGGCAGACATAGCAACACTGGAGCAAATTGATCTTACGGTAAATATGAGTGGATTGAGTGAAGAACTCAACCCATAGGCTATTATTGTTGTATTACAGAGAGGTTTAAATATGTCAGAAATGTTTACACATGTTGCTAACGACGAAAATGTGGACACGTATGCCTCTAAGGGCATGGATGTTTATGTCAATGTTGGTAAAGGAAATATCGGAATTCTGGGTAACCATATTTTCCCAAACCGCAAATTTGCTGTGCGTGGCACTAATGAGAAGTTGCAGAAGTACCTGAGCCGTGGTGTTGTTTCCCTTCTTGCTGCCGGTTATGGCACCACAGAATCAGCATCAGTCGCAGAAGAACAAAAACCAAAGAAGAAAAAGGCAGCAGAACCAGAAGTATCTGCAGCAGAAATTCCCGAATCTGTTGAGCCAGTCAAGTCCAATGACGACACTTCCGCGGCATCGGCAAATGCCCCTGCGGTTGATGCCAGTATCGATGGGGTTGAAGAAGATTCTAGTAATATATAGTTAGGATAAAACTTTTGCTCTGCAGTTACATTAGCGAGCGGTAATAATTAGATACAATACAAGGTACTGGCGGTATTTCAGCCGGTCTGAGCGATGAGGTAGGAAGGTCCTATGCCCGGAATTAATATCAGTACTGCAGTACGAACTGGCCCAACTTCAACAACTGTTCGCGAGTCTTCTCAGGCTTTCTTTGTTGGTAAGGCACTACGCGGCCCCACTGATGTTGCCGTCAAGGTCAACAACATGGAGGAGTTTGAACTCAATTTTGGTGGCTATGTAAATGGTTACTACCTGCATCCCACCGTTCAAACCTTCTTTGAGGAGGGTGGCTCACAGTGCTACATTGCTCGCGCCATCAATGATGATGCCGTCGCCGCAACACTCAACCTCAAGAACAGCACAACCACGGTCATTACCCTCACCGCCAAGGGAGAGGGAGAATGGGCCAACGAGGATGGTGCAGAAGAACTCTCCGCCAAGGTTGAAGCCGGAAGCGCCTCTGGCACAAAAGTCGTAAAAATCTACAAAAATGGCGTTCTTGTTATGTCGACTGGCAACTGCTCTACCAACCAGCAGATTGTTGGAAGAATCAACGCACACCCAGTTGCGAGTCTCCTATGTACTGCAACGGTAGCCGCCGAGACGCCATTGGTGGCACTACCAACAAGCGCTACGTTTTTTGGCGCCTCAGGAAGCGGAACTGAGGGAGAAGATGGTACAGCCCCAGCAGATGCTGACCTAATTGCCGCTCTAGAACTATTCACCGATTCACTCGGAACTGGCGCTGTGGCATGCCCAGAAAGCGATGGAATCAACGATGAACTTATCGCTCATGCCAATGACCTTCATCGCGTTGCCCTTCTTTACGCGGATGCTGGTCTTGACCCCAATGTGACTGCCGATTACGAAGATATAATTGCCATCACTCAGGGAATTCAAAGTGGCGAACATGGTGAGCACGTGGCTTTCTATCACCCATGGGTTTATGTGCCTACCACAACCAGTGGCGTTACTCGCCTAATTCCGCCCGTCGGATATGCCGCAGGCGCCCGTGCCCGCGCTCACAATACTACTGGCCAGCATCAACCTGGTGCTGGTGTCATTAGTGCTGCAAAATTTGTAACTGGTGTTGAATACGCTATCGGATCAACTGTTGGTGACAATCTTGACACCGAGTGCGTTAATGCAATTCGTGTGATTAATAACACGATCCGCATCTATGGCGCTCGTTCATGCTCGCTGGACACCGTCAACTTCCGCTACATCACCAGCCAGGATGTGCTGAACTATGTCGTAGTTGAGTCACTCAATCAACTTGAGGACATCTTGTTCCGACCAATCGATAGCCGTAGCGAGATGTTTGTTTCAATTAAGCAGCGTCTACGCTCAATCCTTGAGGGATTGCGCCTAATCGGTGCACTTTACGAGGCTTTTGACGTCAACGGCAATCGTATCGACTACGGATACAGCGTACAGTGTGATTCGACAATCAACCCCATTGCCCAATTGGTTGATGGTACCGTGACTGCTCGCGTTGGCCTGCGTGTTACTGGTGTTGGCGACACAATCCAAGTAGATATCGTCAAGTCAAGCCTTACCGCTTCAGTAGTCTGATAATAAAGTCATAGAGGAGAATATCAATGGCCGCTAGCAAAGTATCTGCAAGGCAAATTGTTGCAACAATTAGACCAGTGTCCCCCAATGCACCCAAGTGGACTGGCTTTAGGTTCCCGCAGGTATCTGGTGGTGAAATTACCGCCTCTGTGGAAAAGGTTTATGATGGTGGTCAAATGTTCCCCAGCCTCCTTTGTGCTCCTGCCGAAATTGGCGACATCACACTCACTGCCTACTATGACGATAGTGCCGATGACGCCCTTACCGATGATGCCGAGAACATTGCGGCAAAAGTAAATAAATTGCGCCAGTTGGTCGGTCGTGCATTTTATGACATCGATATTAATGTGTACGATTGCGACATCCAGGTCAAAGGCGCTGACCGTCAGTACACAAAGGCCCTGCTAGTTGCACTATCGGAGCCCGATGGAGATGCTTCTTCCGGTGCCCCCGCAATGTTCTCCATGACTTTCTCTGTACAAAATGTGAGCACCCCGACTGGGTCCTGATTATTAATTCGGTAGTTCCACTACTGGCAAATTGGGTATGCTAGGGTTCCCATCATGAGTGAACCGCTATATACAGAAGAAGCACCCGAGCCCCAGAAGGCAAGCAAGGCAGCCAAGGCTTCAGGCGAAGTTGCCACACAGTCGTCCCCGCTGGACAGACTTAAGGAGGCTATTTCCAAGAAGGTTGAGCGACCCGAAGTCCTCATTAATGTTCCCGAGCGCCCTGGTGTTCAGTTGCGCATTCGCCCCAATATCACGCAACAGCAAATGAAGGCGTGGCGTCGTAATGCCGGAGAAGACACCAAGGCTGGCATGGATGCAACGAAGTTTGCTTGCTACCTCATTGGTCATGCAACTGACGGCATTCTCATTGATGGCGAAGAAGTCTTTGATGAGAACGGCCATGAATTGAACTTTGCCTCCAAGGTCATCTTGACAATGACCGAGACGACACGTCCGGTTCCCGATGCTGTTCGTGAGTTCTTTGGCGTTGACCCACATATTGAGGCTGCTGCTCTAACAATCTTGGATGCTGCTGGGTATTCAGATACCGTTGATGCCGTGGACCCTACGACGACGTCTTCGAAGAACTAGTTGACGACTCTTCGGTAATAAGCGCTGCCCGCCTCGGTGAACTCTGGGGTACCAACCCCCTGGAACTCCTTCGTCTTGACGACGACGAATGGCTGATATTACTAGCCTGTGCTAAAGTAATACAGCAGGATAATGAGGAACGCAACCGGGAAATGAAGCAACGGAATCCTCGTCAATAATTATACGGATATCCGGGAGCAGAGATGGCAGACGAAGAGGTTGGACTCAAGGTAAAAGTTAGGGTTACCGGTGAGCAACAACTTCGTAGACTTCAACGCCAGATCAAGAACCTAGGTGACCACCACACCGTATTCGCCAACCGCATAAATAGCACCCTGAACAGCGTCGATGCTCGCTGGAAGAAGCATTTTGACCAATTTGACGCAATGGTCAAGATGATGGGCACGGGCCTAACTAAGTTCGTTGGCGCATCAGCCAAGTTTGCTGCTATCCAAATCGGTGCTCTTGGTGCCGCAATGATGGCCGTACATGGTGCTTTTGTTCTGGGCAATGCCGCCATGAAGGCTTTCCGCTTTCTTGCAAAAGGCGTAGCAGCGGGCCTTGCATCCATAACAGTTGCTGCTGCGACTGCAGCGGCGGCAATTAGGGAAAACCAAGCAGCAATGTTTGCCTACAAGAAGTTGGGCAAGAATGAATTTGGTGCTGGCATTAACCAGGTGAGACAAGAAATGCGGGCAATGGCTCGTGATACCGATCTTGCTGGACTAAGTGCCAAGGACCTAAACTCCATCTATTCTCAGATTTCAAAGACTGGTGTTTATACACAGTCGTCGCAGGCGCTAGTCAAAGGACTAATGGACTTCGGTGCCGCTGGCCAGTCCGTAGAGCAGGGGGCGCAGGCGGTCGGCGCAATGGTTGCCCTACTACAGGACCCCAAGGCATCATTCTCTCAAATCACAAAATCCGCCAAAGACCTTGGGCCAGCAATGGATGAGGCCCTCAAGCAGATGCAGGCAAAAGGAGTAGATACCGTTCAAGAACTTCGCGCTGCGATTCTTGATGGAAGTCTTGCAGTTGCTGGCGGAGTTAACGGACAGTTTGCCACCGTTAACGACACTCTCGTTGGTCGCTTCAAGGCAACAATGAACCTCATCAAGGCAGATTTTGCTGACATGGGTCAGACATTCCTTGGCCCATCGAA